GGTGGTGAAACCGAGTTCATGTATCAGAAACGTAGGATTAAACCTACAGTCGGCACAGTAGTTATTTTCCCTGCTGGTCTAACACATGTTCATAGGGGAGGTTTCCTTTTAGGTGATAAGGATAAATATATAGTAACAGGTTGGTATATCAAAACTCATGGCTGATAGCATCGAATTGGTAGATAATATTAACAAGGTGATAATGGAGATTGATTTACTGAACAGTCTCGTTATCGATTCTACTCATATTTTGGACTTGCCTAATGGTAATAAAATCAATCAACCAATTAAAATCCTTCCTGATATCATGGAAAGATTTAAGAACGAGGTTGTTGGTGATATATTCCATACAGATACAGTTGATGAACTAGAGCACGTTCTTTTCTATAGTGATGATACTGCACTCATCCAACGTAGAAAATACAAATATGATTTTGCGACTGATCAGTCAACCTCTATTCAATATATTTTCAATGGTGCTACTACAGATCAAATTAAAGAGTTGCGTCAAAGAGTAGTAGATCTTACTGCTGCCTCTCATGTTGTGAGAGAAAGACAGATCAGAGATAAGATTACTAAAATTTCTGAAGAGCAGATGTTTTATGATGCCACTATGAATAAGAGGCTAGTTGAAAGAACAGCAATGCTCAAAGGTTCTGACTGGCGTGTCCTACCTGATATCGAAGATTCTTACGAAGGTGAGAAAGAGATGTGGAAGAAGTGGAGAAAGGCACTCCGTAGCATGGATGCATTCAATAAAAAGTATGATGATCCTCTGGATCTCTTCAAGGCAATCAAGGCTATTAAATGGCCTATTGACCCATCAATTTATAGAATTGCATATCCTGATAACGTAGATCCTGCTGGTAACGCAATTGAATATAATCTTGATATAGATGATGCGAGGTTGTGGACTGAAAGAGACGTTGATGCATCTAAAGATTATGTCAATGATAGACTAACAACTGTCATTGAATGGAGAGATAGATCTACTAACGCCAAGAGAGTGGTAGCACAAGGAGTTCAAGATTTAATGAAGTTGATGCGAGTCGAAGACTTCGTTGAACACGGTATCGATTATTCAACATTTTATGATGAGGAAGATTTAAATGATATGGCTGCTGAATGATGTTCTGACTCCTGCAGAGTCAGGCAATATACTTTCTGTATACACAGAGCATAGATTTCACTGTGGGAGTGATAGTAATCCCAGAGAAGGTGTAAAGAAAAGTTCTGTACTTAATTACGATGACCCAGACTACAAGAGATGTATGCAAACTCTGTATACTCCTCTACAAAAAGGATTATCTGATTTTCTAATCAGGAGATCTGGACAACCATACTTTGTCTGGTATAAGACTGGTGGATTTTATAAATGGCATTTAGATGCATTCCCTATCGCTGGTATTGCACCACACTTTAGTTTCACTGTAGCTCTCAATGACCCTGATGAATATGAGGGTGGAGAGTTAGTCATTCGTGTTGGCAATACTGAACATGAATTCAAACCACCAAAAGGATCAGTAATTTTATATAATACTGGTCTATGGCATAAAGTAAATGAAGTCACTGCAGGTAATAGAAAGGTTGCTATTGGGTGGGCAGAGAGTTACATTAAAGAATCTGCCATGAGACAGAATATTATTGATCTTAAACATGCAATCAATGATGTTGCTGATGACGTTAGTCACGAACAACTAGAGAAACTTGAATCCGCAAGGATGAATATGATTAGGGAATTTGTAGATAGACCATGACATATACTACTGATGATGTTGTACAATATTTTGATTTCTTCGATGAAGAAGATTTTCAAGAGATTCAGAATAAGACAGGACACGGATCGCGATGGACCTTTGGTCACACCTCGCTAGGTAAAGAGCATCCAGAGTATCATAGTTGCACACCATTCTGGAAGATAGACTTTGCTGAAGATCCATTCTTCTACGATCATCTTCTAAATAAGATACAGAAGAAACTAAACACACGATTTAAACTACAACATACGTATGCTAATGGGCATACTTTCGGTCAAGATGGATCAGTTCACGTTGATGCACAGACCGACAACGGAAGAACACTATTGTTATATGTAAACCCTAGATGGCATACAATGCTAGGTGGGCAAACTAATTTCTACATCAACAACGGTGAAGTGCATGGTGTATTCCCAAAAGCAAACAAAGCAGTATTGTTTCCTGGTAAAATACCACACTGTGCTGCACCGTGTACTAGAAACTTCAAAGGATTAAGAGTCACTGTCGCCTGGAAACTGTTTATCGATGATTAACCAAAACTATCAGATCTTCAATCTACAAGAGATTCTTGGACGTTATGCAATGACAGCTGGAGTGCCACTAGCGTTCATTAGAGTCACTGGATGGAACAATAGCACCAATGTTGATGCTATCAATACATCTATTGCTCGATACTCAAAAATGCTAGAGTCAGATCTTATTGCTGACATGAAACAGTCAGAGTATGTGGTTGTAGAACTTGAGAGACTAGATCAGGGTGTACTTGATTACTTTGATGACAACTTCCCTGATAGTCAAGCATCTGTTGCTAATCCAGAGATGTATGTGTTTTATGCATTGTATAATGATCTAGGACAACTTATCGCATCAAACGAATGATCTTCTCCGACACTTACACAGTAAAAGAAGTATACAGTGTATTGAGGCAAGAGCATCTATACACAAGTTCGATGATGCCATGGTTATACACATCATTGAAAGATGTGAAGTATCAACCTGCAATAGCAGATGATGCTCGTAATAACATGAATGAGATCTTTGTATTTGATTATTTAATTAGCGAGGTCGCTCCTACTATTAAAAACGAGTACAAGACGTTTTGTGTTAATCATAATAGTAATGAGCACTTGTCTTATGAGAGTGGTATAGATTTATCTTACAATGCATTATATCAACAGCGCAATTTACAACATCTAATTGATGAGACAAATACTTCACATTTGAGGGAGGTATACAATAAGGTTACAGAATCTATTCGTACACACCACATTAATCCAGACGCACGTCCAAGTTGTGATAAAGGCGCTACATTTTGTGGTTATTTGTATGATATCTCTGGTACTCCTATTGCAGTGAAGGTGAAACAAGGTCAGGGTCTAGATTATAACATTACTGATAATGAAGTAATGTCTAGACTTGCCGCACATTGTAAAAGAAATCCTTTATACCTAGACGGTGAGATGATCTTCCATGCTAATGGTAGAGAATCATTTAGATTAAACTGTCAATATCATACAGCATTCTGGAGAGAAAGAAAGTCTAGTGTTAAAGAGACCAGAAGTGTTATGACTGCTGAACGAAATCGTGAGAAGATTGAGTTGAGAGATGAACAGATTTCAAGAGAACATCTATATGGATTATCATCTGCAAAGGGTGATTTCTTGACAGAAGAACATGGAAAGTATATCAATAGTGTATTTCCTGACACTCGTCAAGTAGTATTTGACAATGGTTTTAGGAAAGGATTGCAGAACTTTAGAGTTGACTTTGAGTTTGTGTTTGAGAACAATGAATTGGTAGATATTCTATTGTTTAGGACAACACACCACGAGTTTAAAGAGATCGAGACTCTGATCCCTTGACAACCAGGGGCTGATGCTGTATGATTCATGGGTTGACCACCCCCTACATAATGCAAGGTTCATTGCCTGACCGTTCTGCGCTCAATATTCATGACGCTGCCTGCCTCGCTCCTTTCTTTCGTGCTCAAGCACCTCACGGTGACATTCCAACACGTCAGGAACTACGTGCGAAGGGTCTACAGTCAAAGAAGCGTGAGGACTCTCTCAAGGGCATCTGTGATGCTCTGAATCGTGTCTACCCTGATAGTGTTGACTACAGTGTAGTTGAAGAATCTCGCAAGCGCAAGCAAGCAGAAGCAAAAGCAGAGAAAGAGTTACTATGTACGAAGAACTAAATTGTTTTGAGGAGGCACTTAAACATTTCGGAACTAGAGTTGAGATCATCACTGCTATGGAAATGGCAAAGAAACTATCACCTGAAGATGCTTATCAGATGATTAAGGATGAACTCAAAGAAGTTAAAAAGTGTCGTAAACTATTCAAACAGGAGCAAGACTAATGTCACAACCACGCCAGAAAGATCCATCCGATCCACTCTATGATGCTAATGATAAGTGGAATGAGTACAAGGTAGATCTACACTGTAATGAAGAACATTCCCCTGATGAGTGGGATCCTAATACAGAAGGTAAGATTGCTAATCCAGAGAATCGTCACCAAGATAAGGTGTTAGATAAGTTCTGTGATGATCACCCTGGTTCACCTATGTGTAAGGTATTCGATGACTGAAGAAGAACTTAAGCAACAAAGACGACGTGATGCATTCGGTTTGTTTTACGAGAGTGTATTGAAGCCTGACAATAGACTTCGGTCATGTGCTCACAATCAAGAGTGCTACAATGAATTAATGGAGTGGCGAGCTGATATTATTTCTTACCTAGATGATAGAAGGAATCGTGAATTCTAATCTATATACTTAAGTTTACATTTATTGCCATGACTAAACATGACATGTTGATCGACTCCATTAATATCAAATTGCACGAAGTGTTTAACATGGGTAGGACACTAGATGATAGTGACTGGGACGATGATGCAGCATCACAAATATCTCAACATATTCTAGAATTAGTTGAGGACCACCAACAATCAAGAAAAAGTAATTATGGAGTCCACAATGGACAGTACCAATGGCGAGCAAGTGACTGAAGTTATTGTACCTGAAGGTGCAGAACTCATCGATGAATGCTTCTATGTCTGGGAAACTAGGTATGGACTGTATTCTACAATGACAAAGCAAGGTCGTCAGATGATGACTGGTGCTACTAAAGATGGTGTCACTGTTATGACACGCTGGCATCTTAAATGTGAACAGGAGGGTACACTACATCTATACACTAGAGTTGTCAATAGTACCCAGGGCGTCAAGTTATGATGGAACAATTTAGTAATGAAATAAGTGGTGAGACAGTAGAAATTGCTACTATACCTATCTTTGCAACGCCATTGATAGTTACTAAATTTCCAAAGCATGAATCATATGAATGGAAGTCATTTGACAAGGTAGTTAGAAAGCCAGATGTATGGTTTACTCCTCTCAATACATCATTCCCTGATATTAAGGAGGATGATCCGTATGTTGATCATGAGACTGCGGAGAATGTTAAGAGAGATGTGTTAGAGCATTGCCAGAAAGTCCTTGCTTGCTATAATATGCCAGTTGACATACGATACAACGGTTTCTGGTATAATGCATACTATGAAGAGAATGGTCAAGAACCACACGATCATTTGTCACCTGATAACCTAAACCCATACTGGTCTGGCATATACTTTGCAAACAATTGTTGTGAAGGACAGTTGACATTCCAGAAAACAGATCTTTCCATGCGTACACAACAACTGTTCAAGCATAGTGATAGTAAGATCTGTGATTATTACGAAGAACTCTGGACATCATACATTCATGATGGACATATATTGTTGTTCCCACCACATCTGAAACATGCTGTAAAGGTGGGTAAGGAGAATCGTAATAAGATGAGGTTGACATTCAGCTTTAATCTTGCTATTAATAGGAGTGCGTACCTACCTGATGAATATTTTCGTAACGAGTCAGCATCCGACTGAATCAGCAGAGTGTCTACCTGACAAGCATATTGTCAAGATGCCATTAGAAACATGTCAGATGCTATCTATTGTGTGCTCTGACAAGTGGGGACATAGTTATGGAACAATACCTAAAGCAGATGGTAATCCATATGCTACTGATAAAGGTGCATTCCGTAATCATCCTTGTACTAAATGGGCGAATGAGACTGTAGAGAACTCTAGATGGTTGCTTGCTCATGGTATAGCATTGTGTGAAGAGTATTTCAATCGATATGGTAAATGCCATACTTGTTTCAAGACTCTACTTGTTGCTGATGAGATCATTCCTTATGTTAAATGGGATAATCATACTCCATTTGTTCGTGCAATGCCTGAAGAGTACAAGTTTGATGATAGTATAGATACACTGACAGCATATAAAATGTATATTGCTTCTAAACCATGGGTATCTAGCAACTACTTACGACTACCAAATCGCAAACCTGACTGGATTTAATGAATTACACTATTCCTGTTGATGATGAGGGTGTTATCACATTTCCTGATGAGCTGATGAATCAATTAGATTGGCATGAAGGTGATACACTGGTATGGATAGATAACAAAGATGGATCATTTACAATCAAGAAAGAAAACTAAATGAAACACCATGTCCCTGATGTTATTAAAAAGAATGCATTTGCTTGCTTCACTAGTTTGAATCAAGCAGAAAGGGCAGTTGTTCTACTCGGTGACGAAGCATATCGTGAGTCACTAGATCTTGAAAACGATGAGTCACCCTGTTGGCAGATACCAAGTGGAGAACATTCAACTTTTGCTGGATGGAATCCCCAGTGTGTCCCTACCATGGACTACATCGTATGGAAATTAAAGAACCGTGAAGGTATTATCAAAGGAGAAATTTACTAATGGCACTATCAAAATCAGTCAATGATTCACTAGATGAAGCAGAGTCTAACCTACGTAATGCATTAGCATTTGCTGCAAGACAAGAGAAACCTTTCATTTGTGGTTCTATTGCAGAGATGATCAGTAAGATCGACTCAATGAAACAAATGGATAGTATCATGGACAAACTTGAAAACCGCGAACTAGGAGATAATGGAAGATGGGGACCAATCGTAGAAGAATAAATATTGAACTGGGACCAGATTTACAGGATGAATATGAGTATTGGTTAGAAGCGAAGCG